ATTACGCCTACTACAGAGCACCCCGTACCTAAATCGTTTAAAGACGATCATGCAGATACTTTGCGTGAAAACGCTAGAGCTGCGTCTAACACGGCGTCTCTTTTAGTTGAATTAGGCATGCCGTTCGAAATGACGGAAGAAGACGAAGTAGAAGCTAGAAAGCTATTTAGCTCGTTTGATAAGCAAAAAGGTGAAGAGAAAGACGGGCATAACCCGCCTGTTTTGTATGACGGCTCTGTTGCTATTAAGTTATCAGCATTACTTGATACGTACGATAAGCAAATAGTCACAGATGCTGTTCAAGTCCGTACTTTTATAACCAACCGTCTTTTAGAGCTTTCTAGTTGCGGCTCAGTCAAAGAAGAGCTGCGTGCGCTAGAGCTGCTCGGCAAAATGTCTGATATCGGTGCGTTCACCGAGAAATCAGAGATCACCATCACCCACCGTAATTCCGACGATTTACGCAAAGCCATCGAAGATAAGATCCACCGGCTGCTTGGTGGGGATGTTATCGAGGTTAAGCCCGTAAGCGTAGTTCAGGAAATTGATGCGGATGTTATTGATGCAGACAAACCCACAGGAAGTCCAGAAGCTGCAAGCGCTTCTGACGAAACTTCCGAACATACCTGAAGCCCAGCTACGCTCGCTGCTGGCGGACTTAACCCAGCATGAAAGGATGCGTAGTCGTGAGATTGCGGCAACTAACTTTTTGGCGTTTGTTAAAAGAGTGTGGCCTACGTTTATCGAGGGCAAGCATCACAAAAGGATGGCTGCTGCTTTTGAGAAGGTGGCTGAGGGCAAGATTAAGCGCCTGATTATTAATATGCCGCCTCGGCATACCAAATCGGAATTCGCTTCTTATTTACTTCCGGCATGGTTCCTAGGCCGATACCCCCATAAGAAAGTCATCCAAACGGCGCACACCGCAGAACTAGCGGTTGGTTTTGGTAGGAAAGTACGAAATCTGGTGGATTCGGATACGTACACCGACATTTTTCCCAATGTTTCGCTTCAAGTAGATTCAAAAGCGGCAGGGCGATGGAACACCAACAAAGCTGGCGAGTACTTTGCTATCGGCGTAGGAGGTGCAGTTACTGGTAAAGGTGCAGATCTGCTGATTATTGATGATCCGCACTCGGAACAGGAGGCTGCGTTAGCCGCAAATAACCCAGAAATCTACGACAAAGTCTATGAGTGGTACACATCAGGCCCTCGGCAGCGTCTGCAACCGGGAGGATCCATCATTGTTGTGATGACTCGGTGGGCTTTACGTGATTTGACAGGTCAAGTAGTGAAAGCTAGCGCCCAAAGAGGGGGTGATGAGTGGGAAGTGATTGAATTTCCTGCGATTTTGCCCTCTGGAAACCCACTTTGGCCTGAATTTTGGTCATTAGACGAGCTTTCTGCGCTGAAAGAAGAGCTTCCTAACTCAAAATGGCAGGCTCAGTACCAACAACAGCCGACTTCTGAGGAAGGAGCTATTGTTAAGCGTGAATGGTGGAAGAAATGGGAGCACGATAAGCCTCCTCGTTGTGATTTCATCATCCAATCGTGGGATACAGCCTTTGAAACGACTACACGGTCTGACTTTTCGGCGTGCACGACATGGGGTGTATGGACTGACGAAGATGGGGATACGAATATTATCTTGCTTGATGCTTATAAATCGCGTCTTGAGTTCCATGAACTCAAAAAGAAAGTGCTTGAGCTACATAAAGAGTACGAACCTGATGCGCTTATCGTAGAAAAGAAGGCTTCGGGTATTTCACTGTACCAAGAGTTACGCCGGATGGGTGTGCCGGTGTCTGAGTTCACACCGAGTAAAGGTAACGATAAGATCACACGCTTGAATGCTGTATCTGACATCATTGCGTCTGGACGGGTTTGGGTGCCAGAGACGAACTGGGCGGAAGAACTTATCGATGAAGTTGCTAGTTTTCCGTCTGGCGAGCATGATGACTTGGTTGATGCTACGACGCTAGCATTAGCACGCTTTAGAAACGGTGGTTTCTTACGGTTGCCCATCGATGAACCCGAAGAGACTGTTTATTTTAAAGGCCGTAACAATCGGCGCGGTTACTACTTGTCGTAGGAAAAATCATGGCTATTGATAAATCACTGTACTCCGCCCCAACAGGAATAAATATCGGCATGATCGGTATAGAGCCTGCGGGTGTTGAAATTGAATTGATGGATGTCTCTGACGAAGACGGAAGCGTTGAGGTAGAGCTATCTAAAGAACCCGAAAAGGCAGAAGACTTTAACGCCAACTTAGCGGAATATATGGAAGAAGCGGAGTTGCAGCGCATCGCTTCTGATGTAATGGAGATGATTGATGCGGATATTAATTCGCGCAAAGATTGGGTAGATATGTATGTCAAGGGCCTGGATGTGCTGGGCTTGCGTTATGACGAGGTAACAGAACCTTGGGATGGTGCTTGCGGTGTATTTTCCACACTACTTACTGAAGCAGCTATACGGTTTCAAAGCGAAGCGATTACTGAAACATTCCCCGCAGCAGGTCCGGTAAAGACAAGCATCATTGGGCAGTGGAGTGCTGCTATTGAAGAGGCTGGGCGACGAGTTCAAGCAGATATGAACTATCAGCTTACCGACAAGATGCCTGAATACAGATCAGAGCATGAGCGGGCACTTTGGGCACTATCACTTGCGGGCTCTTCATTTAAGAAGGTGTATTACGACCCAGCCGTTGAACGACAAGTGTCGATGTATGTACCTGCTGAAGATGTGATTCTGCCTTATGGTGTTACACATCTAAATCGTGCCGAGCGTATTACGCACATCATGCGTAAGACCAAGAATGATATTAAGCGGTTGCAGGTTGCTGGCTTTTATCGAGAAGTTGATCTTGGTGAGCCCATCAGTAGTCAGAGCGATATTGAGAAAGCCAAAGCGCAAAAAGAAGGCTACGATCCTTCTGATGATAACCGCTATCAGATCTATGAGATTCATGCCGAGTATGATTTGCCAGGGTATGAGGAAGAACTACCGCTGCCTTACGTTATTACTATAGACAAAGGCACAAACAAAGTTCTGGCAATCCGCAGAAACTACCGCGAAGATGATCGCAAAAAGCGTGCGCGTCAGCACTTTGTGCACTATATATACATCCCAGGTTTTGGGGCTTATGGCTTCGGGCTGATTCATATTATTGGTGGTTACGCCATCGCAGGCACGATGCTGATTCGTCAGCTTGTGGATGCAGGTACGCTATCAAACCTTCCCGGTGGGTTGAAGTCCAGAGGACTACGGATCAAAGGGGATGACACACCGATTGCTCCGGGCGAATGGCGAGATGTGGATGTCCCAGGTGGTGCGATCAGAGACAACATACTGCCACTACCCTATAAGGAGCCCAGTCAGGTTTTATTGTCTCTGCTCAACCAGATCACCGACGAAGCGCGAAGGCTTGGCGCTATTGTTGATATGAAAGTCAGCGACATGAGCGCTAACGCGCCTGTCGGTACAACGCTGGCTATTTTAGAGCGGCAGCTAAAAACGATGGGTGCTGTTCAGGCCCGTGTGCACGCTGCGATGAAGCAAGAGTTTAAGCTTCTCAAAGAAATCATCCGCGACTACACCTCACCTGACTATAGCTACGTACCACAAGATGGTTCGCCACAGGTTAAAGCTGAGGACTACGACATTGTCGAAGTGATCCCGGTGTCTGACCCCAACGCCTCGACGATGGCTCAGCGGGTTGTGCAGTATCAGGCAGCGTTGCAGTTGGCCCAAGGTGCGCCACAGTTATATGACCTGCCACGCCTCCACCGACAGATGTTGGATGTATTGGGTGTGCCTAATGCCGACAAGCTTGTGCCTACGGAAGATGATCAGAAACCACGCGATCCCATCAGTGAGAATATGAACGTGCTCAAGGGGTCGCCGGTAAAAGCCTTTATTTATCAAGACCATGAAGCGCATATTGCAGCGCACATGAACTTTATGCAGGACCCAACCGTTGCTGCAATGCTGGGCCAGAACCCGATGGCTGGGGCAATGCAGGGTGCGATGATGGCTCACGTCAATGAGCACTTAGGGTTCTTGTACCGCAAGCAGATCGAAGAGCGGATCGGTGCGCCCCTACCCCCACCCGATGCCGAGCTGTCGCCTGAAGAAGAAGTGGCGATGTCTAGGTTTGTGGCAGAAGCATCCAAGCAAGTGCTCCAGATCCATCAAGGTGAAGCTGCTCAACAGCAGAACCAGCAGATGGCGCAAGACCCGCTTATCCAGATGCAGCAACAAGAGTTGCAGATCAAAGCGGCTGAAGTTCAGCGCAAGACACAGAAAGATGCCATTGATGCAGCCGAGACGCGTGAGCGCTTAGATCTTGAGAAAGCGCGGTTAGCTCAGCAAGAACGTCAATCCAACGTAAAGAATCAGTTAGACCTCATTAAAGATGCAAATCGAAGCAGAGAACGAAGTCAACGAAGAACTCCTGAAAGATAAGGGATACATCCTTATCTCGAAAGAGATACGCAACGCTCGATACGATGTGTGCCGAGCGTGCCCCAACTTGCGTTCTATGGTGAAAACCTGCACGCAGTGCGGGTGCTTTATGCCTGCTAAAACATGGTTGAAAAACGCTACGTGTCCTGACTATTGGTGGTGAGTATGTCGAACGAACGCATGATGTTGGATCACTTATTTAATAAATTTAAAGAGCGTGAGCGCGAAATAAGTGACGCGATGGCTGAAGGCAACGGTAAAGATTTTGCTGAATATCGGTATTTGTGTGGCGTTATCCAAGGTCTACGCCGCGCAAGGATGGAGGTACAAGACCTTGTGCAACGTTATAAGGATTTCGATAATGACTGAAGAAACTGCCGAAAAAGCAAAGCAATTACCTACCCCAAGAGGGTACAAGATTCTGTGCACGCTTCCTAACTATGAAGAGAAGTTTGATAGTGGGATCGTTAAAGCAGAGGTCACCATTAAGCATGAGGAGCTGTTGACCAATGTGTTGTTTGTGGTCAAGTTAGGCGAGCTTGCTTATGCAGATCCGTCGCGGTTCCCGTCAGGTCCGTGGTGTAAAGAAGGTGATTTTGTGCTCGTTAGAGCCAACACAGGTACTCGCATCATGATCCATGATCGAGAGTTTCGTTTGATTAACGATGATTCCGTCGAAGCGGTGGTTGAAGACCCACGCGGCATTCGGCGTGCGGCGTGAGGTGAGCTATGGCTGAAGCTGAAAAATATGAGTTTGAGTTCCCTGATGAAGTGGACAGCAAGAAGGAAGAGAAAACAGCGTCCGAAGATGTAGTAGACGTTGTCGATGATACGCCGGATAAAGACAAGGGCCGCAAACCTTTGAATGGTCCGGTGCCTAGTATTTCTGATGATGAGCTATCTAGTTACGACGAGAGCGTACAGAAGCGCATTAAGAAGATTACACATGGTTATCACGATGAACGTCGCGCTAAAGAAGCTGCCCTACGAGAGAAGGAAGAAGCCCTTAAGTTTGCACAACAGCTTGTAGAAGAGAATAAGAAACTAAAAGGTTCTGTATCTCAGAATACAGCGGCTTTGGTGGAGCAAGCTAAGCGTGCAGCAGGTCTAGAAATGGATCAGGCGCGTGCGGCGTATAAGTCTGCGTACGAGGCGGGTGACTCTGATGCTATTACGCAAGCACAAGAAGCGTTGCTTTCTGCCAAAATAAAGGTGGAAAGATTAGCAAATTACAAGCCACCTGCTTTACAAGATGAACAAAGTAATGTAAAACCTCCTCCTAACAGGGAAAGTTCGGAAACGGCTGACCCCGCCCAGGCTCCGTTAGACTCCAAAGCGCTTGCATGGCGTGACAAAAATCAGTGGTTTGGAGACCCGGAACACGAAGAGATGACCAGCTTCGCGCTAGGGCTGCACCAAAAATTGGTCCGATTGGGGGTAGATCCCCGATCAAATGAATACTACGAGCGAGTAGATGCTCGTATGCGAGAGGTGTTTCCAGAAGCTTTTGACGCTGCTAAACCTACTGTTGAGGAGAAGCCTGCACAACGTAGTGCCAATGTAGTAGCTCCTGCGACCCGTAATGTTGCGCCGAAGAAAATCACATTAACGAGTTCTCAAGTAGCAATTGCAAAACGTTTGAATGTGCCCCTTGAACTGTATGCCCGAAAAGTGGCGGAAGAAATGAGGAAACAAAATGGCTGAAAATCGTATGAGTCGTGAATTAGAAACCCGTGAAAAAACCGAGCGCAAACGTACTTGGCAACCTGCTCAGTTGTTGCCTGAACCTGCACCAGAGGCAGGGTACAAATTCCGGTGGATTCGAGTTTCTACGCTTGGTAAATCCGATCCGACTAACGTGTCCGCCAAACTCCGCGAAGGCTGGGAACCTGTGCGTACTTCAGATCACCCTGAGATGAAAATGTTTCTTGATCATGATAACCAACAGTTCAAAGACAACATCGTGGTGGGTGGGCTCATGTTATGCAAAACCCCGACAGAGTTAGTTGAGCAGAGAAACGCTCACTTTCAAAGGCTTGCCGAAGGGCAAATGCAATCTGTCGATAACTCATTCATGCGCGAGAACGATCCAAGAATGCCTCTATTTAAAGAACGCAATACTTCGGTGACATTCGGACGCGGTAATCAACAATCGTAGGAGTAATTCCAAATGGCTTACCCGACTGTCTCAGCCCCTTATGGGCTACGTCCGATCAATTTGATCGGCGGTCAGGTTTTTGCCGGTCAGACTCGCCTGCGTCGTATTGCTAGCACCTATACGACTAATATTTTCTTTGGCGATCCGGTAAAAATCGTAGCTGATGGCACTATCGAAAGAGCAACCAATGAATCAGACGCCCCTAACGAGGGTTTTGCTGGTGTATTCATGGGTGTCACGTACGTTAGTGCTGCAACTAAGCAACCCACTTTTTCGCAATATTGGCCTGGAGTGTCGGTTGTTTCTGGCACTGTTATCCAAGCGTATGTTGCGGATGACCCCGATCAACTGTTTCAAGTTGTCGGTTGTTCGTCTGGCACCACTGTTAATACAACCAACACCGCTTTCCAGTACACCGCTATTGGTAGCAACGTTGCGTTAATCAACAATGCTGGGGATACAATCAGTGGCGATTCTCGCCAAGCCGTAAACACTGGTTCGGAAACCACAACCAAGACTTTGCCGTTGCGGATTATTGATGTGGTGCCCGATACAGCGTTTGTTATTAGTAGCACGACCTACTACCCCGAAGTTATCGTTAAGTGGAATATGCCTAACGTCGATGGTGATGGGGTACCGCAAGGTGGTCATGCTTACTACAACCCGCTCGGTCACGCAGCGTAAGAAAGGGAGTAAGAAATGGCTATTTCACGCGCACAACTACTGAAAGAGCTGCTCCCTGGACTGAACGCACTGTTCGGTTTGGAGTATGCGAAGTATGGCGAAGAGCACAAAGAGATCTACGAAACCGAGACCTCTGAGCGTTCGTTCGAAGAGGAAACCAAGCTGTCTGGCTTCTCCGCCGCTCCGGTGAAGAACGAAGGCGCTGCGATTGCTTATGACAACGCGCAGGAAGCTTGGACCGCACGCTATACGCACGAGACCATTGCACTTGGGTTTTCGATCACTGAAGAAGCGATTGAAGATAACCTGTACGACAGCTTGTCGTCGCGTTATACCAAGGCACTTGCTCGCGCTATGGCTTACACCAAGCAGGTTAAAGCTGCTGCTGTGTTGAACAATGGCTTTAGTTCGGCTGTTACTTATGGTGACGGTCAGCCTTTGTTTTCCACATCGCACCCCCTCGTATCAGGCGGTGTAAACAGCAACACAACGGTTGTTGGTGTTGACTTGAACGAAACGTCGTTGGAAAACGCTGTGATTCAGATCGCAGCATGGACCGATGAACGTAGTTTGCTCATCGCTGCTAAACCCCGCAAGTTGATTGTTCCTCCTGCTTTGATGTTCGTTGCAACCCGTCTGCTCGAAACCGAGTTGCGTGTTGGTACCAACGACAATGACATCAACGCGTTGAAGAACAACGGCTCGATCCCTGAAGGTTACACCGTTAACCACTTCTTGACCGACACGAACGCATGGTTCCTGACCACTGATGTTCCTAACGGCTTGAAGCATTTTGTACGGACACCGTTACAAAATTCAATGGACGGGGACTTCGACACCGGAAACGTACGTTACAAGGCACGGGAGCGCTATTCATTTGGCGTGTCCGACCCCCTTGGAATCTACGGTTCGCAGGGAGCCTAATCAGGCTAGGAAAAGGGGGTTGCAAAACCCCCTTTTTTATTTATACTGTAGGTATCTGGGGATTTAGCTTGTCAGACTGTCCCAGCAGACGATGCACCGATTGGCAAGCTACTTGTGCATAAGGAATTATCATGGCTTTAGCTACTACCTCAGCCGTCTGGCGCTCGACCGGCGGTGACTCCACACGTACCGCTTATGCTGGCTCCATGAAGATGGTTGCTCAGTTTTATGCCGCTGTCTCCGCAGCTCCCGGTACCAAAGTAACTAAATCTGCAACGGATACTGGCAATGTCATTCTCCCCGCAAATGCAGTGGTAACCGACATCATTCTGACCAGCGCTTCTGGCGATACGGCAACAGCCTTTGACATGGGCTATATCCGCTACAACGATACCACCACGGGCGATGCAGATTGCTTGCTGGTTAACGCTACAGCTAGCGTGGTCGGTGCGTTTAATATTGCATCTTCTGGTGCTGGTGATTCGATTGGCGATGTACTCTATCCCACAGGTCTGGTTTACATCACGGCTGGTGCAGCAGACACTGCTTCTGGCGGTACTGTATCGGGCTATATCGAATACTTCGTCCGCGATAACGGCGCTGAAAACGTCTAATAGGAGCGCATCATGACGATGCAGACAGACGTACTGTCGGTCCAAGTGACCGGTGCAGACACAGCGGTTGAGTATCCAACTCGCGTCAAGGCACTCTATGTTGTAGGCGATACAGCAGCAGGTGCAATTCAGTTAATCGACGGCGGCGTTGGCGGCGATACGGTATGCACGTTAGATGTGATTGCGAACACAGCTCCTTAC